TAACGGCTTCGTGGAATGAGGAACTGTTAGCGAAAGCTGGATTTAAGCAGATAGATTGCTTCTGGCGATGGATGAATTTCGCTGGATGGATCGCTATAAAGTAGACAAGTTGATGTTTCATGAAACCCCGTCCCCACCGTGAGAAATTCGATGCTGCTAGGCGCGAGATATTCCTCGATCTCTTGCGGAAGGGCGTAAGGCGTACTCAGGCATGCAAGAAGGCCGGGATCAGCCGCCCGACCTTCAATAAGTGCATGAATAATAACAAGAAGTTCGCGGCTGAAGTTGCGCAGGCAGAAACGGATGCCAACGAACTGGTAGAGCAAGCGATGTTCAGTTCGGCGCTAAAAGGCAATGTGACCGCCCAGCAGGTCTGGCTTTACAACCGCGATCCCGATAGGTGGAGCGATAAGCGCAACAGTCAGCTAGACATTCAGAAGTTTGAGTTTGAGGTGGGCGAATTCAAGAAGGCTCTGGAAGAGCTAGATGCACTTAAGGCCAAAGTGAAACAGCAATGAATGTCCCTGCCTTCCTTAATTCTATCCGCAAGACGGCAGACACGATCAATGAGCCTGCCGTTATCGCGACTCTCCCATCCGGCAAAGTTGAAATTTCTCCTAAAGAGCTTCTTGATTATTTCGTCGCTGCAATTCGGTTAGGTGACATTCCACAAGACCACAAACTTTATCCTGTCTTCTGTCAGGCTGAAGAGGATAAAGACCAAGGTCAAATCTTCGGCTGCCTCCGGAAGCTTGCGCAAGGCTTAGAGCCCTCGATAGAAGAGGGTGACCTGTTCCTTCCTCGGGGCAAGCAGGCCCAGAGCATCCTGGAGAGCAACGACCGGCTCAATCTGTGGTATGGGTCTATCAGATCATCCAAGACCATAATGAGCCTCATCAAGTGGCTCGATAGGTGCGCCAACGGCCCGCCTGGCCGAAGGATGATGGTCGGAAACACCTCTGAGACTTTAGAGCTCAATTGCATCGAGCCCCTGAAAGACCTCCTGCCTGCAGCTATCAGGCATACGACCGGCTGGCGGCATTGCATCATCTTTGGCCGGAAGGTAGTGCTCAGAGGAGCCAACGATGTTGGTCAGGAGAAGAAGTTCCGAGGTCCAACGCTCATAGATGCATATGGCGATGAAGTGACCACGTGGGCCAAACCCGTTTTCAAGATGCTCCTCACCAGGCTCTCAAGGCCCGGCTCTTGGTTTGGCGGTACAACGAACCCGGATCATCCGTTGCACTGGCTGAATACTGATTACATCGAGCGCGTCAACGAGATGCGTCTCAAGCTCTGGCATTTCGTCTTAGACGATAACCCGGGACTGCCAGAAGAGTACAAGGCGGATCTCATCAAGGAGAATCCACCCGGCACAGTCTATTACCTCCGGTTCATCCTCGGGCTCTGGGTAGCTGCAGAAGGCCGGGTATATCGCTTCCTGACACAAGAGCCCAAAGACGGCTATGTGATTGAGGAGCTGCCAACAGACCTAACCTCCTGGATGGTCGCGGCTGATTATGGTCAGCAACACCCAACCGTCTATGTTCTGGCAGGATATAGCCAGTCGCTGGGTCGCTGGGTGATAGTGAAAGAGTTCTACACCAAGAACAAGACGAATGCTACATATTCAGAAGAATTCAAGCGCGAGATCCTGGAGTATAATGGCGGTATAGTGCCAATTGAAATAGTGGTCGATCCTGGTGGCGGCGGTTCTAGCCTCATCAAGCAGCTCAGGAGCGACTACCCCCACCTCTCTATATCCGGAGCAACAAAGAAAGACGTCGCAAAAGAGATACAAGACCTCTCCACCGCGATGTTCACTCATAAGATCTGTCTATATGCCAACGGCTGCACGCGGGGCATAACTGAGTTGATGTCTTACTTATGGGACGAAAAGGCCGGAACGCAAGGAAGAGAAGTTCCACTTAAACAAAATGACGATTTCTGTGACGCTGTCCGCTATCTATGGCAACTCTGTCTGAGGTATTCATGATCTGCATTTTCTGTGGCCGGCCAATCGAGCGGCAGATCCCCATCCCGGTCTCGCTGGAGTTCAAGCCCCCTATATCGGCCCAAATCACTGGTTTGGATACCCTGAACTCCAAATACTGCCATCAAGCCTGCTATGCTGACATCCTGAAGAATTGCGCTCTTGCATCTGCCAAAGCATCAGAAGAATACATCGAGGCCAATAAATGATAAACTCCCTAGACGTCTTCAAGGTTGGTCAGCCCTGGCCTCCGGCTGACCAGGACGAACGCGACCGGATAGCAGAGCACCAGAAGAATCGCAAGCTCTACGAAGAGCTACATCTTGATATTTTTCCGAAGTATAACGCTTACATCAATGACAAGCTGCATGATGACAAGAAGCAATATATCATTATCGGGCTTGCTGAAACCGCGACGACCAACTACACGGATCTTCTCCTCGGAGAGGCTCCTGAGATCGAAGCCCCGAAGGTCTACCCATCACCGGATGAAGAGGTCTTCATCGATGTCTCCCGGGATGGCATCGGGCTCTATGAGATCAGCCAGGACGGCATCACAGCCGCCAATCCGGAGACCGTCTACCTAGTGACCGACCCGGGAAACATCCGGAAGGTCACAGCTTACGTCTTTTTCGCAGAGTTCAAGGAAGGCGAAAAGTCGTATGTCAAGCTGACCATCCACGAGCCGGGCAGCATCACACACAAGGTCTTCTGGTTGAAGGATGGTAAGCTGAATGCCGAAGTCCCTCTATCAGAGTTCCCGGCGTTCGCCAGCTATCAGGTGGACGAAGAAGGCAAGCAATATCCGTTTGGGAAGGTCGATAATGCTCCTATGCTAGTGGTCCGGGTCGACAATGCACTCACTAGCGACAGGCGATATGGGCGATCTGATTATACGCCATCGGTCCACAGCCTAATTGAGGCCCTGGACAGGGCATTTGCTTTCAGATTCGAGACCCTGGCGAAGTTCAATCGGCCCATTCCAGTGGTGCCGGAGACAGCCGCGCCCTTCGACCACGCATTACAGCGCAGGGTCTTCAAGACCGAAAATGCGATCATAACCAAGGAGGGCGATCCGCCATCTTCATACCTGACATGGGCGGCTGACCTAGCCTCAGTGGAACGCGAGATTGACCAACTCATGGTTCAGCTTCTCATCAAGCTGAAGCTCTCCCCAGTGCTCTTGGCTGGCCAGGGCGAAGGTCACGCCGAAAGCGGCACGGCTCTGCGAATCAGGCTAATACCAACCCTGTCCAAGGTGCGAAAATTCGCCACCGCGCTCAAGGTTGCCATTCCCCAGGTGCAAAGCCTGAAGAGCAAGCTTGATGCTGCTCTAGGAATCGAAGGTTCTCAAGCATACGAGCCCGAAGATGTGACAGTCCATATGCAAGACGGCATCCCCGATGACCCGATGGAGAGGGCACAGATCCGGCTCACCAAGGCGCAAGCAATCGGCACCCTGAAGGCGCAGGGCGTCATAGACGGGGCAACATCCCTGAGGGCCGCGATCATCTGCAAGATCATCCCCAAAGAGGCACTGGCCGAAATGGTAGACGATCCCGAGACGGAAAGCATGATCGCTGCCGCGACTGGCCGGCTCCGAGAAGAGAACAGTATGAATTTCTAATTAATTTCTAATTATAAACAAGCCACTCCGGGCTTACCGGAGGATGGGCGACATCGGCCCTAACTGATGGTGGTACCACTATGACAGAACCTATTGACACTCTTACGCCTGAAGGCGGTAATGTTCCGACGCCGGAACCAAAACCAGCGGAAAAGAAACGTGAATTCACTCAGGAAGAGCTGGACAAGATGTTCTCAGATCGGGCATCTCAAGCAGAGAAAGCGACTGCAAAGAAGTTCCAGAAGCAAATCGAGGAACTCACTGCTCAGATCGATGAATTCAAGGGCAAGGATCTTGGAGAGCTGGAAAAGCTCCAAAAGAAGCTGGAGAAGGCGACCAAAGACCTTGCAGACAAGGATACTGAACTGACCGGCACCAGGCTAGAGCTAATGAAAACCAAAGCTCTGCTCCGGGCGGGGGCTCCTCCTGAAAAGGTGGACCGTCTGCTCAAGCGCGTGGCCGGCACCACTGAAGAGGAGATCTCTGCAGATGTGCAGGAACTTGTGGCTCTCGGATGGATCGGCAAAGCACCAGAAGCGGAAGGTAAGCCCGCCGCAAACGGATCTGGCAAACCTCCTGTCAAGGACAGTATCAAGAAGTTCACAAAGGCCCAACTAAGCGCCATGACGCCGGAAGAATATGATGCCAATAGGGCTGATATCATGAAGGCAATGGAAGCGGGCCAAATAACGTGATGGGCATCATCTATTGCCCATTATTAAGGATGTTTTGAAATGACTCTCAACAACTTTATCCCTGCAATATGGGCTAACGAAATTGCCAGGAACTTGGAAAAGTTCCTCGTATATGCACAGCCGGGCGTGGTCAACAGGGACTATGAAGGCGAAATTTCCGGGGCAGGTTCCTCTGTCAAAATCAATGGCATCGGACCCGTGACAGTCGGAAACTATGTCAAGAATACCAACATCGGCGATCCCGAGACCCTGACCGACGCTCAGACAACCCTGACCATCGACCAGCAGAAGTATTTCAACTTCCAGGTTGATGATATTGACAAGGCCCAGACCAAACCCAAGGTAATGGCCAATGCCATGCTCCGGGCGGGGTACGGCATGAGGGATGCTATCGATCAGTATATAGCAAGCCTCTACACAGACGCCGCCGCCGCTAACCTGATAGGCACAGATGCAGTACCAAAGGCACCCAACAACAACGCCGGCGACCCCAGCAACGTCTATAACCTCCTGGTGGATGCAGCGGTCGCCCTGACCGACAGCAAGGTTCCGACTGAGGGTAGATGGGTTATTGTGCCTCCCTGGTTCTATGGCAGGCTGCTCAAGGAGCCCATATTCGTGAAGGCCAACGAGTCCGGAAGCGATCAGGCTCTTAGGAATGGTATTGTTGGAAAGGCCGCCGGGTTCACGGTCCTACAGTCTCACAATGTACCGAACACCGCCGGCACGAAATACAAGATCATGTTCGGCGTGGGTGACGCGATCTCTTACGCATCCCAGATCACCGAAGTCGAGGGCTACCGGCCTGAAAAGAGGTTCGCCGATGCCGTCAAGGGTCTGAATGTCTTTGGCGCTAAGGTCATCTATCCCGATATGCTCGGCGTTCTGACCTGCAATCCTGCTTGAGGTGGACAGATGAAAAAGATATTTGCATTCCTGCTAATGCTTATGCTGCTCACTGGAGCGGCATCGGCAACATACACAGCAATCTCTAAGGTCGTCAGCCTTGATAACGAGAACGACTATGCAAGCGCTCCCGCCTCATGGGATACCCTGCTTGGCAACGGGTCAGTCAACTTCTATGCCTGGCCCGGCGGCTACGACCTCATACTCATGGTAAACGTGACTGGGGTTAACGCGACAAACTACCTGAATGTCATGGCTGGGGACAACCCGCCCGCTTTCCGGTCGGATATCGGGAATCTCACTATATCCACTTGGACTGACGGAGGCAACGAGGTCCGGTTCATAGGCCCGCTGGAGTCTGCCAGGTTCATGAACTCCACCGGCTACCTTCAGGTCAGCTCAAAGAACCTGACGGGCACGCTGGCAGTCCTTAAGGTGGTGAGCTAGTGGCTGCCGCTAAGACGGTCAGATTCCGTACCAAGAGCACGGGCGTGATCTGGGAGATGGAAGAGGGCTCCGAGGCAGCCAACCGCTGCCGTCGCCTGAAACTCGATTACGAAGAGGTCAAGCCGGAGAAAGGGGCCTGATCTATGCCTATCGTACCTCTGGAGGGCAGCATCAAGCTCCCCCCTGCTGCAATGCGCCTGGTTTTTGTGGCACCATCATTCAGGCAGCGGTGCCTCATCGGGCTGTACAATCTTCTTGGAAGAGTTAAGGAGGCTAAATTATGGTAGCAAGTGGATTATGCACGGCCTGGATGAACACCATCCTGGGCCTGATCTTCGGGGCGGCTGGCTCGCCGTACACGGCTCCGGCAAACGTCTATGTGGGCCTGGCAACGGCGGTCGCTGCTGATGGGACTGTGACTGGCGAGCCCTCAGCTGGCAATTATGCCAGGGTCACTGTAGTGAACAGCTCCACAAACTGGAACACGGCTGCTAATGGGGCAGTCGATAACAAGACCGCAATCACTTTCCCTCAGGCTTCAGCCAGTTGGGGGACTCTTGACACGTTCTTCATCGCCAACCACTTGACAAACAGTGGGGCTGCTGTCATCTGTTACGGCACACTGTCCGAAGAAAAGACCATCGGTACCAACGACACGCCAAGCTTCGCGGCTGGCGCACTGGATATCAGCTTCACGGCGACCACATGATCAGACAGAAGAGCGCAGCCGATTGGAGAGCC